GGCGGTGGCGGCGGCCGCGGCAGCAAAGCCAACACGGTCGGCGGAACCAATCATGGGGCCGGGGGTGGCGGCGGCGGTCCGGAGGGCGGAAACGGGGCCGATGGTCTCGAAAGAGCGGGCCGAACTCTGGGAAACCCCTTCCACAGCGGCGGCGGTGGCGGTGGCGAACAGGGCGCTCCCGGCGGCGCGACGACCCTGGCGGTCGAAGGAGCTACCCACTCCTCGGGCGAGGGAATCGGCGGTCCCGGTGGTGGCGGCGGTAGCGGCGGCGGTGTCGCAAGCCAAACGGCTCCGAATGGTCACGTTGGCGGCGACGGCATGGGCGGCGCGGGCGGCGGCGGTGGCGCCGGAAAGGACAACCAGCAAGGTGAAGACGGCGGCTCAGGAGGTGCCGGCGGCGCTGGCGGCACTGGCAGCTACGTCGAGAAGCTGGTTCGACTCACCGGCCTGAGCACCTCATCGGAGCTCGCCCTCACGATCGGCGCCGGCGGCGCAGGCGGAGCAGGTGGCGGCGGCGGCAACACCGGCGCATCGGCGGGTTCGACGGGCTCGTCAGGAAGCGCGGGGGCCTCCGGTCGAGTCGTGGTCTACCCGCAACCGTAGCCGCTCGACGACGAACGCCCCTCGAGAGTGACGCGAAGGCGGCGCTCCAGGTCACGCCCGATCGGCAGGATCGTCCCCGATAGCGAAGGGACGTTGTGCGGGCACTGCCGACCCTGCAGCGGGGCGACAGCCTCCCGCGGCTCCAGACGAAGACAACTGACCCGCTGCAAAGTCGAATCAACGGAGAACCGATATGACGATCAGATCCGCGCAAGCCCAAGGTGGCGCCACCTTCGATCCCGGCCCCGTCAACTTTCTCACGAAGCTCATCGAAGACGACGGTACCGTCACCGTCGGATGGAACCTCGGCATCGACGAGTACGAGGTCGAGTGGTGGGACTCGGACGACAAAGCTGGAACCACCAAGACGGGACGCACTTCGAAGCCCGAGTTCCGATTCGTCGGGGCCAAGTTCGGCAAGATCTACGGCTTCCGAGTACGTCCCGTCAGCTTCCGAAGGGGACCTGCCGAGTGGACCCCGACCGGCACTTTTCAGTACTTCGCCGCCCCGGAGACGATTCCCGAGAGCCAGCTCTTCACCGAGTCGACGACCTTCGAGTGGCCGTGGGAGGGTGCCTCGGAGGGAATCCTGGTGCTGGAAGGTGGTCAGGGCGGCTCAGGCGGCGGCGGCGGTGGCGCTGGATCACCGGGCAAGGACTCGGCTAGTGGCAACGCGGTCCTGTCTGTCGCCGGTTGCGAAGGCGGTGACGGCGGTGGCGACGACGGCGGAGACGGAGGAAGCGGCACTGGCCAGCCGGCCCGAGACGGTGGCGACGGAACGGGCCGCGGCGGCGGCGGCGGCGGTTCCGGCCAATACGCCTACGGCTCGGGTGGTCGCGGTGGTGACTACGGCGGCGGTGGTGACCATGCCCACGGAACCCGCGACCGAGGCTCCCGTGGAGGTGGTGGTGGCGGTCCGAAAGGTGGCGATGGCGGAGAGTTCGGCGACTACGTCGGTGTCTTTGGCGCGGGCCTTCAGCGCACTGGCGGTGGCGGCGGCGGCGGCGAAGCTGGTGCTCCGGGCGGGGCCACAACCGTTCTCGCTGATGAAGTAACACACACAGCTTCCGGTGGTTCGGGCGGTGCCGGCGGTGGGGGTGGCGCTGCTCCTGTCACCGACTTGGTGAGGCAGACCGGCACCGGCAACGGTCAGGACGCCCGTGGCGGCGGCGGCGGGGCTGGCGGCAAAGGCGGCAAGGCTCCGTCGAGCGAAACGTGGCTAAACCGGGCCTCGGGTTCTGGCGGCCAGGGTTCTGCCGGCGAGGAAGGCGAGGTCGTGACAGTCCGGGTCTCCGGCATGGAGAAGGGCGATTCGCTGACCATCACCATCGGTGCTGGTGGCGAAGGCGGAGCTGCGGGAAGTGGGGGCTCCAAGCCTGACTACTCGTCCACCACCTACGACGGCGAGGATGGCGCGGACGGCGTGGCCGGAGCCGCGGGCGCAGCAGGCAGCGTCACGCTGTACCCGATCAAGGCTGCCTAGAACGCGAGAGCCTCGCAGGCAGACGAAACGCCCGCGTGTCGGTTTCGACCGACCTCGGGTTCAACTTCCACGCGAAGGGAAGCCGCCAGCCGTAGGGCTGGCGGCTTTTGTAATTCTCCCGGCCGCGGTACGCAACCGGGCATACGGCACCGGCCAGGGCCGCAGTTCCGGCGAAAGTGACACCGACGTACCGCCGGATGTCCCATCGGGCCTGCAGGATCGCCGCCGATGACCAATCAGGCGCCGCAACTACGGTCGGCGTCTTGACCAGAAGGAGCGAATGATGGCCCTATCGGCCGGACGAAAACTGATCTTGGCGAAGATCGAAAGCACGGCGGGCACTGCGGAGACGGCCGTGGCGGAAGACGCGATTCTCGCGGTCGAGCCGACCCTCACGCCCCTCGTGGGCGGCACGGTGTGTCGCGACCTCGTGCGCAGCTACTACGGCGCCTCGGAGGACCTCCAGGTCGGCTCGCACCAGCAGATCGAGTTCTCGGTGGAACTCGCCGCTTCGGGCACCGCTGGAACGCCGCCCCAATTGGGGAAGCTGCTCCAGGCGTGCGGCATGGCCGAGACGTCCACGACCGGCAGGGTCGAGTACGCCCCTGTGAGCGGGCAGGAGAAGACGCTGACCGTGATCTGCAACTGGGACGGCCAGCAGCACACGCTTTCAGGCTGCCGCGGTACCTGGAAGCTCACTTCGGGTGCGCAGCTCATTCCGCGGCTGAGGTTCACGTTCCTCGGCAAGTGGAACGATCCGTCGAGCGTCACGGCCGTCGAAGGGGACTACCGCGCCTGGCGGGCGCCCACCCCGGGCTCCCCGTCGGACACGCCGACCTTCGAACTGCACGGCAAGAGCGACCTGGCCCTGTCGAAGCTCGATCTCGACTATGCCGTCCAGACCGTTCACCGCGAGGTGATCGGCGCGGCCAACGATGTGATGATCACGGGCCGCCACCCGGCAGGCTCGATCGCCTTCGATGCGCCCACGCTGTCGTCGTTCAACGCGTTCACGACCGCCAGGGCCGGGACGACCGGAGCCCTGAAGCTGATTCACGGCGGCGCCGACTCGCTCGACAACGCCGGCAAGCTGATCGAGATCAACTGCCCGAAGGTTCAGTTCGTCGATCCGCGGTACCGCGACGAAGAGGGCGTGCTTCAGATCGCCGCTGGCCTGAAGCTGGCGCCGAACACCGGCAACGACGAGGTGAAGTTCACCTTCCGCTAGGGACGAGTTCACGGTTCGCCGGCCCTCCCCTTCCCCCTCGTAACCACCCGGGGGAGGGCCGGCGGACCGGTTTCGCTCGCAGGAACCAGGGAGACCGACAGCGATGGCATTCAGACTGGCTGACCCCGAGGCGACCTACCCGACGCCGGTGGCGATCGCGGTGCCCGCGGCGGACGGAAGGACCGAGAAACTTGGCTGCATCCTTCACTTCCGGCTCCTCGGGGCTGCCGAAGTGCGGGACCTGGCCCTCGAAGGGGACGAGGCGTACCTGACCGGCATCCTCGCCGGCTGGGAGGAGATCGCCGACTTCGACGGGGAGCCGCTCGAGTTCGACGGAAAGAACGTCGAGAAGCTGGCCCGGATCGGTTACTTCACCCGCTCCGTCGCGGAGGCCTACGACCGCTTCAGCCAGGGTTTGCCGGCAAAAAACTCCGTGGCGTCGCTCGCCAATGGTTCAGCCGGGGGAGCGGCGCGGACGAAGCGGAAGAAGACGCTCGCGCGTTCGGCATCCGAATAGATGCGGGCTCTTTGCCACAGGAGAGAGATTTCGATGTCTTACCCGAGAACTGGGACACGGTCCTTGCCTTCCTCGCCGCCCAGACGCAGTGGCGGCACGGCCCGGACGGCCGCCTGGAGGGCCTGGACTACGCCGGCGTCCGCGCCGCGGTCCGGGGACTGGTTGCCGACGGCTGCGGGGAACGTCGCCGGGGCAGGAGGTTGAAGTGGCGGAGCGTGTTCAGCGGCTTGCGGGTGATGGAGGCAGCCGTACTGGAAGAGCTAGGGAAGGGATGAGCAGCCGATGTCGCGTCTCGCGGCGCCGTGCGGCGACCCGCCGTGCCGGGCGACTGGATAACTAGGTCATGGCAGGAGAAGAAATGAGACTCGGTGTTTGCTTGACGAAGGATGGTAGGGACCTCGTCCGGGCCATCCGCGACGCGGCGAGGGAGCTCGAAGAGCTGACCCGCACCACCGCGAAGAGCGCCGGCGGCGTGGCGCACAGATACGTCGCAGCCAGCAGGAGGATGAGCGGTGTTCTAGGAGTTGCGAGTAGCGCGGTCCTGGTCGGCCAGGCGGCAGGAGTCAGCCGAACCATCATCGCCGCGCACTCCACCATCGCCGTGAAACCGCCACGCCGGTCCAGCTCTTGTGCAGCAGGTGTCGAGGTGGCCGGCCGCGGCGATGTCATCAGTCCCTCCATCCACGTGACGGTCGAGAACCCGGCCGGCGGCGACGCGAACGGCTTCGGCTCCGAACTGGGGCTCCGGATCCGGCGCGAACTGGAGCCGCTCATTCGCGACGTGATGGTCAACGAACGACGCCCCGGCGGCGTCCTGAACCCGACGGATCGAATCTATGCCTGAAATCACACTCCACGTAACCAGCGGCTCCGGTGTGCGGCACCGGGTGAGGGTGCTGGAAAAGAAGCTCGGCGACGGTTTCACGCAGCGCGCCGCGGAAGGCCTGAACAACGTCGCCATGAAGTACGACGCCGTGTGGAAGGGGCTGTCAGCGGAAGAGGCGGCAGGTCTGCTCCAGTTCTTCCGGGATCGGGCAGGGACCGAACCCTTCACGGTGACCTCGCTGCCCGAGCCGTTGAACGCTCGAAAGTGGATCTGCAAGGACTGGTCCGAGGTGTGGGTTTCGGCCGAGCGCCGGAACGTCCGGGCCGTGTTCGAGGAGGACTTCAGCCTGTGAGCCTTCCCGACCAGAAGCGAATGGACGCCGGCGCCGTCGTCGACTTGTTCACGGTGCGTTTCCAGGATGGCCCTGTCGCCGTGCGGCGCTACACGACCGGCCCCTCGGGCGGCGCGGCGGTGCGCTACGACCGCCAGGAGTACACGCCGCTGCCGATCGCGCTGGAGGGCGCGGGCTACGCGTCTTCCGGCGTCTCCTCCCGGCCGTCGCTTCGCGTGTCGCTGCTCGACAGCGGCTCCGCCGACCCGGCGAGCTGGCACGGCGCCACGGTGGAGCGTGTGCGGACACTCGCGCGCTACCTGGACGGCGCTCCCGAGGCCGATCCGGCGCGGCACTGGCCTCGCGAGGCCTGGGTGGTCGATCGGCTCAAGAGGCGCGGCCGCGACGAGATCGTCTGGGAGCTCTCCTCGCCGCTCGACCTGGAACTCGCCACCACGCCGCGCCGCCAGGTGCTGCGGGACGTCTGCCAGTGGGAGTACCGGCGCCGCAAGGGGACGGCTTGGGAGGCCCCGCCGGCGGACAACGGCTGTCCGTACAGCGGTGAGGAGATGTGGGACGCCAACGACCAGGTGGTCACGGCGGGCAACGAGAAGGACGACGCCTGTTCCCGCCGCTTGTCGGGCTGCAAGCTGCGTTTCGGGAACGAAGGGCCGCTACCGTTCGGCGGCTTTGCCGGCTCGGCGAGGTCCGGTCGATGAACGTCCTGGCTGCTGTCGGCCCCGAGGCCGTCCCCGCGATGCAGGCCCATGCCGAGAGCGCCTGGCCGGAGGAAGCCTGCGGCGTTCTGGTCGGTGGCCGGTACGAGGAGCGGACGAACCTCTCCGCAGACCGTGAGGGGAGCTGGAGGATGGACCCCGACGCCCTGCGCGGCGGGGACATCCGGGCGATCGTCCACTCACATCCGAGGGGATGCAAGCGTTTCCCCTCCAGGGCGGACATGCAATGCCAGATCGACACCGCGTTGCCACACGGCATCGTGCCGGTGACCCAGGAAGGCGAGAGCCGGCCTCAGGCCGGCGAGCCGTTCTTCTGGGGTCCGGGCGAAGCGCCCGAGGCGTACCTCGGCCGCCCCTACCGTCACGGCGTGACGGACTGCTACACGCTGGTGCGCGACTGGTACGCGCGTGAACGTGGTCTGTCGCTGCCGGCGCTGGCTTACGACTGGCGCTGGTTCGCGGACGAGCCGGAGCTCGACCTCTACGGCAGTTGGCGGGAGCGCCTCGGTTGGCGGCGCGTGGAGCCGGCCGCGGCGGAGCCGGGTGATCTCGTGCTGCTGGCGCTCATGGGTTCCCGGGTGGCGAACCACGCCGGCATCCTGCTGGGGGGCGGGCTGCTCCTGCACCATCCGTCTGCACGTCCGTACGACCCGACGTGTTTGTCGCGACGCACACCGGTTGGCCGCCTGGTGAAGTACGTCGTGGAAGTGGCGCGGCCCCCGGAGGCGGAATAGTGATTACGTTGAGGCTTGGTGGCGCGCTTGCCGATTGCGTGCGCAACAGATTGGAAGAGGCGTCTGACGAAACAGGCGAGACCAGCCTGGAGCTGGCCGCGCGATCGCCGGCGGAGGCTCTTCGCCTGGTCATGCCCCAGGCGCCAGGCTTCGAGGCCGCCCTCAAGGCCGGGCGTTGGTTGATCACGGTGAACGGCGAGCCGTTGGCTGCCGACCAGCTCGGCATGGAGATTCCCGCCGGCGCGGACGTCGGAGTGCGGCCGGAGCTTGCCGGCGAGGCGGGCGTCGACGCCGCGCTCCCCGGCGGGATGCTGGCCGGAGCGACAGGGCTCTACGCCGTCACCCGGATGCCGTCGATTCCGGACACCGACCATCTCGAGCAGGGCCGGCGCCGCAACCTGTTCTCCGATCCGGTGAACAGCGCCGCCCAGGGCGGCGCCTTGCCGCTGATCTACGGCCGGACGAGGGTCGGTTCGACGGTCGTTTCGGGCGGCATCGCGGCGGAGCGGGTGACCGGCGGCGACAACGCGGATCCGGAGCCGATCAGTCTCGGCGGTCATCGGCCCGCCGGGGCTGAGCGGCCGACGACCGGCGGCGCGGCGATGACGGAGAGGTCCGTCATGAGGGTGGTCGATCTCCTGGGTGAGGGCGAGATCGAGGGCCTCGTCGACGGTCTGAAGTCGGTGTTCATCGACGGCGTGGCGGTCGAGGACGACGACGGCAGGAACATCGAGGGGGTGACCGTCGAATTGCGCAGGGGCCTGGCTCATGGCGCCGAAGGGCAGGAACCGCTCAGCGGGTTCGAGGCGGCGGAGACGCCGTTGACGTCTCATGGCCGCGTCAAGCTGAGGCACGACGCCGCCGAGACGCGGGAGGTCGCGAAGGGCTTCGATGCTGCACGGGTGACTCTCCAGTGGCCCCGGCTCGCCGAAGTCGACGACAGAGGCGGCGCGATAGCGACGGAGGTGGCGTTCACGATCGAGTCGCGACCGGCCGGAGGCAACTGGACGACCGCCCTGACGCAGACCTTGCGGGACGCCTCCCTGGATGTCCAGGAGTTGTCGTGGCGAGTAGAGCGGCCCGCCGGCGTCGGCGCCGAGGGAACGTGGGAGCTGCGGCTCACACGAACCACGCCGGATTCAACCGACGCCAGCGTCTCGAACGACATGTACTGGCAGCGGACGACCGGTCTGGCCGACGTCAAGTTGACCTACCCGCACTCGGCGGTGGCCGGTCTGACGATTCAGAACGACCGGGCGGACATCGACCCGACCCGGCGCGAGTACGAGGTCAAGGGTCGCAAGGTCCTCGTGCCGCCGGCATGGGCATGGGATCCGAGTCGGAAGACGAGTACGCACGACGCGACCTACGCGCCGATCTGGGACGGCTCCGACATGGTCAGGGCCTGGACCGACAACCCGGCCTGGATCGCGTACGACCTGCTCACCGACCGGCGGGCCGGTCTCGGCGGCATTCCGGGAATGAGGGCGGCGGCCGAGGCGGCCAGGGCCGAGTTCTTCGAGCTGTCCAGGCGGTGCGACGAGCTCGTACCGGCGGCCGGTGGCGGCAAGGAGCCGAGATGGCGGTTCAACGGCACGATCGTTCGCCGCGAGCAGGCTCGCAACGTGATCGACTGGGTGCTCTCGGGCTGTCGCGCAGGCGCGATGTGGAGCGAAGGCGGCCTGGGCGTGGTGATCGACGGCCACGGCGATGTGGCCGGCCTGGTCGGCAACGCGAACGTGATCGACGGCGAGTTCGAGTACGAGGGCCTTCGTTGGCAGGAACGCTACTCGGCGGTGGCGGTCACGTGGCAGGACCCGAGCGACGGGTACCGCTCCGGGATCGAACTCGTCGTGGACGACGACCTGGTCGAGAAGTACGGCTACAGGCAGCGGGACGTGGCGGCCGTCGGCTGCACGTCGCGGGGGCAGGCCCACCGCGCGGGCCGAATCCTCCTCTACGAGCAGGAGAACGAATCGGAGGCCGTCCACTTCCGGGCCGCGCTGGAGGGTTGCCACCTGCGACCGGGCGACCGCATCCGGATCGCCGACCGGCAGCGTTCGGCCGGCGCCGCGCGCGTGGCCGCGGTGAAACGTCTCGTCACCGGAGGTCCGGTCGGGGTAAGAGGCCTGCCGGCGGCCGTGGACGACGGGACCCGGTGGGCCTGGGGGACGTCCAGTGGCGACTCGCCGCTTGCGTGGCGAGTGCCCGGGCACCTGGTGGCGGCGGGCGGGCAAGCCTTGCTGTGCGCGCTAAGCGTCAGCGCGGACCGCGTCGGGTTGTCGCTCGCGGCTGCGAGCGACGCATCGGCCGATAGTGCCGCACCGGAACTCTCTACCGCGTGGAAGCAGTCCTCCTCGGCGCTTCGGGTGACACCATCGATGGCGCCACCTGGACGCTGAGCGGTCCTTCGTCCGCTTCTGCTTCCGCTGGCGATCCGAACGACCCCTACAGTTGGACGCCGCCTGCCAGCGAGATCGACGGTCTGTACGCGGCGCTCAAGAACGGGACAGACATCGCGGTCGAGCTGGACGACGGCGTACCGGCGGTCACGCGACGGGCCGTCGAGCTCGATCGGCCCCGGCCGGCGGACCTGGTTGCGGTTTCGACCCTCGGCGGCTCCGTCGTGGAGCGAATCGCGGTCGACGCCGGTTCCGGGTTGACGGACCTGCTCCTCCCGGTCGGAAAGTCCGTGGCTCGCGGGGCGGTGGTCGCCCTGGAAGTCGAGGGCGAAGAGCCGTCCGAGTGGATCGTCGCCCGGGTCCGCGAGCAGGATCCGATGGAAGTCCGGATCGACGCCCGCCGGTACGCGCCCGACAAGTACACCGACATCGAGACGTCCCGGAGCTTCGGGCCGGAGGCCGGCGACCGCGCAACGGGCGCGATCGAAGCGCCGCAGAGGGTCACGATCCGGGAAGAGACCTACGCGGACGGATCGGTCGTGCGGTCCCTGCTGGAGATCGGTGTGCTTGGAGGCAACGACCCGCGGATCGACCGGGTCGAGTACCAGATCAGGCGGCCGGGGCGTGGTCCGACAAGAGAAGAGATCAGTGGCGGCGACCCGACGGTGCTGCCTCGAGGCGCGTGGGAGCCGCTGCGGACCACGACGGCGCGGAGCGTCGTCGAACGTGACGCGGCGTTGGGCCGCTACCAGGTCCGGGCTCGCTTCCTGTCGGAGGAGGCGGCCCCGTCCGGGTGGCAGGAGTCGGCCGAGTTCTTCGCCGACGGGAAGACGAGCCTCCCGGATGCGTTGACCAGCTTCGACGTGGTGCCGCTCGAGGATGGCTACGAAGCGAGCTGGGCAGCTCCGGCGGCCGCCGACCATGCCTACGTCAAGCTACTCGACGATGCCAGTCCCGGTTCGCTGACCGACGCGACGGAACGGGGCCGGTCCGCCGGCACTGTCTTCGCCCGGCGCAGAGCGGGAACCGACCTCCTGCGGGTGTGGGCCGTCCCCGTCGACACTTCGGGCAACGAGGGCAACGCCGTCTACGCCGACGTCAAGCCGGCTTCCCGCGTGCCGGGGGTCCCGGTGTACCGGCGGGCCGCTTCGAAACCACCTACGCCGGAGGGAGCCATGCCTCCTGCCGGCTGGGTGCGGGACCGCGCCCGGACCAGGGGCGAGGAACGCCTCTGGGTCAGCCAGGGCACGTCCTCGGTGGAGCACACGGGTGGCGTGTCGACCGGAGATCGGCGAGCGACCGTCGTGTGGACCTACGGCGACCCGGTGCTCGCCTTCGGGACTGGGGCGCAGGGCGCTCAGGGTGCGCAAGGTCCCCGGGGTCCACAAGGTCCTCAGGGGGTGTGCCCGCCCGGCGAGCGGGGCCCTCAGGGTCCTCAGGGTCCTCAGGGCGATGAGGGCGCTCAGGGCGACAAGGGTGCTCAGGGCGACAAGGGTGCTCAGGGCGACAAGGGTGCTCA